TTCCTGATTTATTAAATGATTTTAATTACATTCTAATTGATATCTTTGCAATCATTACAGACTACCTACCAGTAATGTTAGAAGGTGGTGCAGATATTCTTCTGAACATCTTACAGGGACTTGTTGATAATCTTCCACAATTAGTGGAAGGATTTAATACATTAATTGACTCAACTGTAATGTTTTTAAAAGATAACTTGCCTAAGTTCTTGGAAAAAGGTGTTGAAATCATCTTAAAATTAGCAAATGGTATTTTGAAAAATCTACCTACTATTTTAGGCGCGATCGGCTCTATTATTGGGCATTTAATAAAAGCGATTGTAGATAATCTTCCACAATTATTAGCACTAGGTTTTGAGTTAATAGGAAAACTGGCAAAAGGACTACTTGATGCACTCCCTAATGTCCTATCTGCGATGGCTTCATTAGTTTCAAGTATATGGGATTCTGTAAGTGGTATTGATCTATGGTCTGCTGGTTCTGCAATTATTAACGGTTTCTTAGGTGGTTTGAAGTCTGCCTTTGAAGGTGTTAAGAACTTTGTTGGTGGAATTGCATCGTGGATTGCTAACCATAAAGGACCTCTTAGCTATGATAGAAGATTGTTGATACCTGCAGGTAATGCTATCATGCAAGGACTTAATAGTGGATTGAAAACATCGTTTGAAGATGTTAAATCAACAGTTAATGATATGGGTGGAAGTATTTCTGAAATGATGAATAGTTCATTAGGAAATAGTATTCAGTCAGATTTTTTGATGAGTGCACGAGTTAACGGAAATCAATTGGGTGCTATTGCTAGTCAGAGTAACATGGGTGCTCAACTTGGTGGTGTAACGATCAATATTAATGGATATAACAGAGATGAAAAGGAATTGGCAGAACGAATTAAAGACGAACTTCTAAATGAAGAACGTAGAAAGGAGATGGCTTTCAATGGTTGATACATTTTTATTTAGCGGACGAAAGTCGTCTGCTTTTTCTACCTATGTAGCAGATAGTGATGGGTGGAATTCTGCAGCAAGAAGAATTGATGCGATTAATGTGCCAGGAAGAAATGGCACTTTGACACCAATCAATAGCAATTCGTTCGAAAATGTTCAAATAACTTATCTATGCTATTTGAAGAACGAAATGCGAACTAAACTAAATGATTTGGTTGGATGGCTTAATAGTCACGCTGGATATCAAAGGCTAGAAGATACATTTCATCCAGAGTATTTTAGATTAGCTAGATATAACGGTTCTTTCGAAGTGATGTCGAAAGATAAACTAACTGCAGCATTCAATATAACTTTCGATTGTATGCCACAAAAATTTCTCAAGAGTGGTGAACAAATTACAACATTAAATACCTCAGGATCAATTACTAATCCAACTAACTACAATGCAAAACCGATTATTAAAATCTATGGTACAGGTGTTGTCAAAATTGGCTCTGCTGCTATTAAGATTGTTAAACCAGGGAATGCATTTATTGAATTTGATTGTGACTTATTGAATGCATATGAGGGTTCGGACAATCGAAACAGCAATATCGAATTGATAGGTGAGCCTGTTCTTTTATCTAATACAACAAATGGAATAACGCTAGGTAATGGGATTGCTAAGGTTGAAATCAAACCAAGGTGGTACACAATATGAAGCCGATTCTATATGACTCTATAGAAAAACAATTTACGACGAATGGCATTGGCACACTTGCTGATGCCATTTCTTGTACAGTTATTGAAGAAAGAAATGGCTCTTATGAGTTGGAAATGGAATATCCGCTTGGTGGTATCAACTACGATGAAATTAGAAGCAATCGAATTATTTTAGCGATGCCAAGTGATGGCCAAAAAGCACAGCCTTTTAGAGTTTTTAAAATCACTCGCCCAATTGGCGGACTTGTAAAAATTTATGCTGTGCATCTAAGCTATGATTTATCTGGAATCCCTGTAGCTCCGTTTAGTGCAAATGATTGTCCATCTGCTTTGAATGGACTGAAATCTAATTCGATGATTGCTAATCCTTTTGAAGTATGGACAGATATTTCCGGAAGTGGGAAATATAAGCAAAATAGTCCTGCTTCATTTAGAAGTCGTTTAGCAGGAACTGATGGTTCTATCCTTGATTCATTTGGGAAAGGTGCAGAACTTGAGTTTGATAGATTAACTGTTAAAGTTCATCAAAACCGCGGAAGAGATAACGGTGTTACGATTCGATATGGGAAGAATTTAACAGATTTAAAGCAACAAGAATCAATTGAGAATGTAAGGACTGGCGTAATTGCATACTGGTACAAAGAAGAAAACAATACACAAGATGTCATTGTTGGTGAAATTCAATATCTAGAAAATCATGCAGACTATCCAAAGGAAAATATCCACGTTTTAGATTGCTCTGCAGATTTTGATAAGAAGCCTGATAAGCAACAATTAAACATGCGTGCAAAGCAATATATTAAGGCGAATAATATTGGAGTTCCGAAGGTATCAATTGATGTATCGTTTATCCAGTTGTGGCAAACAGAGGAATATAAAAACATAGTCTCACTTGAAAGAGTAAGCTTATGCGATACGGTCCATGTTGTATTTGACAAACTAGGTGTTAATGCTGTTGCAAAAGTGATTAAAACAGAATTTGATGTTTTGAATGAGCGCTATATAAAGATTACACTCGGCGAAGCAAGAAGTTCATTTGGAGAAGCAATCAGAGAAGCTACCAAATCAACGATTCAACCACTTGTAAAATCAATGGTCAATATCGCAGTTAGCAACGCTACTGCTAATATTAGTGGATTCAGTGGGTATGTTACAAAAATAACTGATGCAAATGGTAACTGGTCGGAGTTGGTTATCTCTGATCAAGCAGACTACCAACAAGCAAAAAATGTATGGCGTTGGTCACAAGGTGGACTTGGCTTTAGTTCAAATGGGTATGCTGGACCATATACTACAGCAATAACTGCAGACGGACATATCAACGGAGCAATGATTACTGCAGGAACAATCAATGCTAATACTGTTAATGTTGGCAATAAAGTGCTGACTGAAACGCTGACAGAATTGGCAGACCGTCATACGGCAGCAGATGGACGCATGCGAGAATTGGCATCACGTATTGAGCAGAACACGGATAACATCGTTCTTAGTGTTACACGCCAAGAATATGAAGGCTACAAGGCTTTCATGCGTGCAATGCTCGATGAAAATGGTCTACATGTTGGCGGTCAAGGTGAAGAAACGCAAACAAGTATTAATGGCCGTGGAGTGAAGGTAGTAGATACTAACGGAAAGGTGCTTGCGCAGTTTGACAAGCTGAACAATATTCTTGCATATTTGGCAGTTAGAGAATTTTTGAGCGTTGGTTCTCATCGATTAGAAGCAAAGCTGGACGAGATTGAAATCACAGAATTTGTAAATGGGAATATTAAAACCGGACAAGTTGATTGTACGTATATGTACTGGATTGGAGATGTTGATTAATGGTGTTATTAAACGAAAACTGGAAAGCTGTTTCTGAAGCTACACGTACACCTGGTGCAGCAAATGTAACTTATCAATTATTTGCACGTATTAATCCGCAATATCATAGTATCGAATTAAATAGAGACTATGTAGAAATCCAAGTTACTTACACAATGAATTCTGGTTATATCTATTCTGGGTCGTGGAATTTTTCTGCGACTGGATGTTCTGATGTTTCGGGTGGTGGAACACTAAGTGGTAGTGGAACACTGATAAGTGGTGGATTCTGGGCTTATCATGACAATAGTGGTAACTACTCGACAAGTATTAATGCTAATTTAAGTTTTTACTTCTCTGCTGCAGATGCATATTTGTCAGGTGTTATAGAATTGCCTAATATACCACGATCAAGTGGTGTGTCATGGAAAGACAATAAGAACCACGTCAAATTGGATGGTAAAGATACACTTAAGTTAATACTAGATAAAAAGGTTGATAAATACAGGCATTCACTTGTGTGGGTGGTTGGTGATAGTGGACCGAAATGGCTAAACACTAACGATATCGATACTGAGTATATTTTTAAGCCAACCGAAGAAATGATTAAGTATGCAACGGATACAAAATCAGTGTACGGATATTTGGGAGTTGGAACATATTCGGACGGTACACAGAATGCAACAATGATTGGTACGGCTACAATTGGTTTTTTTATCGACCTTCCTGAAGAGAAGTACGGTCCTGTAATTAGTTCGGCAGTTGTGAAGGAGATTGGGAACACAAAAGTTCCAGCAGATAAAGTGTTTAGGTACTTGTCTAAGAAAAGGCTCACCATGCAAGCAGAAGTAAGAGGTTTTTCGATTACGAAAAATGTGTATGTGATGCACAATAAACAACAATATCCTATGGTGCTTAACAATAATAGGTATAGTGTTGATTTAGAAGGCTTGGTTGATGGGGATGTACAATTTGTTGTTGAAGATAGCAGAGGCTTTAAAACAATGCAAGAATGGCACGGAACGTTTGTTCCGTATTTCTATCCAACAATAACTGATTTGGTTGCGACTAGAGACAATCCGACATCCAGTCATGGATATATGATCGCAAAAGGTAAATGGTACAATGGCCAATCAAATAAATTGATTGCAATAACAGAACATCTGCCAAATGAAAGACTTAATACTGATGTAGTTGTAAACTCGAATGATTTCAATATCAACAAAGAGTTCAGTGATTTAAACTATCAGAATAAATTTACTTTTAAATTGACGGTAACAGATTATTATGGACAATCTGTTACAAGAGAATATATTCTACCAGGAAGCCAATGGACAGCGCTTTTTGGTAAATTCACATCTCTGTTTAGAATGATTCATGTTAAGAAAACTCCTAATGTACCATGTGGCATATATAACGAAGGTGATCTATCAACGCTAGGTAGAACATACGCAAAAGGCGGACTGGTAATTGGTGGTGATGATACATTTCTTGTTAAGCGAATTGGAGCTGCTGGTGCACGAAAAACATTTAACGCAGCAATGAATGATAGAGAAGATGTACGCATTACAGTCACAGCGCCAGATGGGTATAAGACAATCGGTGTTATACAGGCTTACACAGACTATAGATGCAGTGTTTCGCTATATAACTTTGTCAATGGCATAGCATATTGCACGGTTTACAATTCTAGTGGTTGGGCAAATACTCCCATTGGTGCAAGTGTTGATGTTCTGTTCTATAAATGCAAATAAGGAGGTGACAAGATGATTATTGACGGTAAAAAGTTTACAGAGATACAAGACAGCAATAAAAGTGTTGTCACATTTCAGCGCAAGGTTTTTGAAAACCTAAAGCCACTAATTGATAGTTTTGAAGTTGGCGTTATACATGAAATAAGTTTTGATGACGAGAATGTCACACATAAAATGTACACAGAACCAATGACATTTTCTAAAAGCGATGATAGTTATACTATCTCTTTTATTTTATCTGATGTTCCACAAAAGGACATTGATGCTAAAAACTTTAATGAAGTAAAGCCGCTGGTTAATGATTGCTTACAGACAGCAAGCATTGAGGTTGTTAAAAAGTATATAGCATTCCTGAATGTTTGGACAGCTGGAACACGATACAAAAAAGGGCAAAGGGTATCTTATAAAAACGTGCCGTATAGCGTTATATCAGACATTACAGCAGAAGAAACAAAAACGCCTGATGTATCAGAAAAACTGTACGAAAACATGCTGAAGAAAAAGCAAGATATAAAGCCTTGGAACGATAAAACAACTTATTCAAAAGGTGACTTAGTTATCGCACGTGGCATTGTCTTTATTTCAAAAATCGACAATAACAAAGGTAATGAACCTGGGTTCGGTAATACCTGGGATTATTACAAAGAAAAATAAATATTTGCTATTAAGCGAATGCTGGAAACAGTGTTCGCTTTTTAGATAGAAAGAGGATGAATTATGAATGAAGATTTGGCGTTAACAACAGAGCAGTTAGAAGAATTAAGCAACAATAAAGCAGAGAAAGTAGAGGAATAATTTATGGGATATTCAGCTTTAACTAATGTAGCAATCATGAGTCCTAATCATTCAGGATCACGCTACAATTCAATTTCAAAGATTACTATTCATCATATGGCTGGTAATCTTTCAATCGAGACGTGTGGCAACGTCTTTTTAAATCCAAACAGACAGGCATCATCCAACTATGGAATTGGCTCAGATGGTCGAATCGCATGTTATGTCGATGAAGAAAATCATCCGTGGACATCCGCCAACTGGGATAACGATGATTGCGCAATTACTATCGAAGTTGCTAATAGCGAGACTGGTGGCGATTGGCCAATCAGTCAAGCAGCGTATGCTTCTTTGATTAGCCTATGTGCAGACATCTGCAATCGCTACGGAATTTATCCATACTATGACGGAACACCATCCGCAACATTAACGGAGCATTGCATGTTTGTAGCAACAAATTGTCCTGGTCCTACAATCCATGCTATGCAGGTAAATCATGTTATCGAAAATGATATCCGTGCGGCTATGGCAGGTGCTGCAGTTAGTGCTCCGCAAGCAACTCAGCCTGTCGGTGGAGATGTGGAAGACTTAGCACGCAGAGCAATTGCAGGTGAGTTCGGAAATGGTGATGCAAGACGTGCCGCATTAGGTGAAATGTATAGTGCAGTACAAGCACGCATTAATGAAATCTATGGTGGTATTCAAACTACTCCTACATATAGCCTTGATGATGTCGCTAGTCGTGTTATTGCTGGCGAGTTTGGTAATGGTGTAGACCGTATCAATGCGTTAGCTTCAGCAGGATATGACAATGTAGCGGTACAACAACGTGTAAATGAGATTCTTCAAGGTACTCCGTCCTCAACACAAGGTGACATGAGCGCTATAGCTGAAGCGGTCTATCGTGGCGACTATGGTAACGGCCAAGATAGAATCAATGCTCTACGTGCAGCAGGGTATGATCCGGATGAAGTACAGCGTGAAGTAGACCGAATTTACTACGGACTATAACAGGAGGTGGTTTCATGCATGAAGGAATCAATCCTGTTTATCTTAGTCTGCTAGTATCTCTTATTGGTCTAGTTGTAACAATTTGGAGTGTTAATGCAACAATTCATAAGGGTAACAAAGACCAGGCTAAAGAACTTGCTGAGGAACTTGGCAAGATGAATGCGAATATCGCATACGTAAAAGAAGGTATCACAGATTTAAAAGCAACCACCAGAGACGTAAGTAACCGAGTTATGTCTCTGGAAAATCGCTTGGCACAAACAGAAACATCTGTAACATTTCTAAGCGATAGAATTAGACAAATTGAAGAAAGAAGGGAAAATAAATGAAAGACAAACAATATTGGTTAAAGTGGATGAAAGCTGCAGCAAGAAGAGCATTAAAAACAGCTGCACAAACCTTTGTAGCAACGATTGGTACAACAGCGACACTGGGCGCCGTTGATTGGAAGCTGGTAGGCTCCACTGCAGCGTTGGCTGCTATTTTATCTATCGGAATGTCTTTTGCAGGTCTACCAGAAGTAGACCCTAACAAGACTGCTGAAGAAGATCTAAAGTAAACTAATAGCCTACTCTCTTAATTGAGGGTAGGCTATTTTTTGTGGCACCCAGTTTGGCACCTTTCTATTATAAATACATAAAAAATCATAAACACAGAAAGTCATAAATCGCTAAAAATAGATAAAAATAACGTTTGTCATTAACCATTATATATATGTCATTGATTCTCATCACTCGCTCCATGACATCTAAAAGCCCTATTTTAAGGGCTTTTCTTTATATGTGGCACCTTTTTGGCACCCTTTCCGCATATTTTTAATTGTTTCGTTCAGGAATTTGTCAGTATCTTTTAGTAAATGCGTATATGTCTGTAGTGTTTGCTCTATGGATGCGTGACCTAGTCGCTTGGATACTGCCACAATATTTACGCCACTGTTAATTAGAATTGTAGCGTGGCTGTGCCGTAGATCGTGTAGACGAATTTTATTAACACCAGATAGTTCTATTGCTTTTGTAAATCTTTTTTGTATTTGAGTGATTGGAAGACTGGTGATGCCACCGAAAAGGAAATCACCATCAACGTCCAATAATGGTTGTAATCTCTCTCTTAGATCGTCGTCAATCCATACTTTTCGTGACTGCTTTGTTTTGGTAGGTTTTAAGCCGTTTACGAAGTGTTTGATGCTGGCATGAATATTTAACCAATTACCATCAAAATCGCTCTTCTGCAGTGCCATAATCTCACCACGGCGTGCACCAGTCCAGAACAACGTTTCAAAGAAGAGAGCATAGAGCGGACTATCGACACAGGATAGAAATTGATTGAACTCATCGACAGTCCACACGTTCATTTCCTGCATTAGCTCTTGATCGGTCTTTTTAAGCCGTTTCAAGATAACGCTGTTGTCAACAACATTGTAGACTGTCGAGTAATAGCGAAATACGCCCTTAACGAACGAGATGGTGTCATTCTTTATCTTTGTTCCGCATTGGTCACTATTAGCGAGCTCTGCGCGCCATGCAACAAGTTGTGCTCGTGTGATTGATTTAATAGGGCGTTTATACAAGTCGGCGAATCTGCGTTCAAATGCCACTTGGTGTCGGCGTGCTTGTTCCTTTGATGGCAATGCATACTCTTCCCACTGATTAGCTACTTGTTCAAAAGTTAAATCGCTTGGATCGTTCCCTTGTTGCATTGCTTCAGCTTCGTAAATCTTGGCTTCACGCTTTGTTTTGAAACCGCGTTTTTTCTTAGTTCGTTGCTTCAATGTGATAGGGTCGCGATATTTGACCTGTACGAAATATGTTTTTCTGACCTCATCGTATCCGATCATGCGTTTCCTCCTTCCTAGGATTTTCTATAGTTGTTACTGAAGTAATCAGCAAATGCAAGATGTAGCACTTCCATTAAGTGTTCTCTTTCTGTAGGTGACATTCTGTAGAGTGCAGCTTCGATTTCATCAAGATACTTTTCAATTTGTTCCATTATTAGGCTCCTTTATGCTAAAATTGAGTACAGTAAAAGCACTTGGTTGTGAGTTTACTGTCGTCCGACTGTTGGTAGCAGTCGGATTTTTTTATTTTGGTGTATTTTTGAATTTTCCTTTAAAATTATTATCTTTTACATTTAAACCATCAATGTGTTCAAATAAATTTTCCTTTATTTTTGCACCTAATGGATCTAAAACAAAGTCAATACCTTCGCGGCGAGCTAGTTTTGCAGCAGGGACAAAGTCACTATCACCAGCAATGAGAATAATCTGATTTACTTGCTTTTTATAAGCAAGGGAAGCTATATCTACACCTATTCTCATATCAACGCCTTTTTGTTTCATCATTAGACTAAGATCTTGAAGGTGAATGTCCTCTACTTTTAACTTTCCGGATAAAAGTTCCTTCGTCTTTAAAGGTGGCAAGTAATATCCTTGTTCCGCATCAGAAAGTTCTCCTAAGCGTAAAGCAAACTTTCTACGTTTTTTTAGTTCTGTAAAAAATTCGTTGGTCCACTTGAAAGTATCTGTTTTGCTAAACTCAATATTTTTCTTGTTGATCGGGTCATAAATTGCCTTATCAATTGGCGGACAATCATAATAGAATATTCTATATAGTGTATGTTCGTGCTCAATACCGTTGATTTTTTCGTTAAGGTGTCGCTTTACATATGATTCTAATTGATCGGCGCGTTCCTCTGGTGTTTGGTTTCCAAAACATGCATGAGCGCGCTTTCTGTAGAAGCCACCATCAACAAGAATTGCAGTTACAACGTTATCGAATACTTTAGGCTCATGTGGCTTTTTTTCGCCATGCTTATTTTTTGACATATTATTCTCCTTAAAATAGATAAACCCTAGTCTCGAACTGACCTCTTATATTGAGGAGTCCTACTGCTAGGGTTGTTTTAATAGTTATCAACACTATAATGTTGATAACTTATTTTTAACCCTAGTATACCTTTTTGTCAACTATTTTATACATACTTGATATATGTAAATAAAATATTTTGAAGTTATTTCTTTGTGATATATTCGTGCGTAAAATTTTCTTTAAAGATAAAAACTATAGTATTTAAGCTGATTTTTGTTGTATTAATCTTGCGTTAAGTCAATCCGAGTGTGTGTTTGGAGTTTGTTTATCTCCTTCATCTCTTTCTCAATAACATTTCTCTGCTATGTCTTCAGGATTCATGTGCCAAATGACTTTTCCGATGATAACTAGTTCCTTGTCTTTTGGAACGATAATAGGCATATGTGACTTGTCAGTGCTATCTGGTGAAAGGGTGATGCTGTCTTCGCTGGAATATAATCGCTTAACTGTTGCTGTTCCATCCATGAAGGCGACAACGATAGTGCCATCAGAATACTTTATTGCATTATTGTAATTATCTTCAGAAACAACAATAGATCCATCAGGGATTACATTATTCATGGAAGTGCCATTTATCTTGAATGCGTGCAAACGTTTTTTCTTATTCTGGAATGTAATAGGAACATACACGACTGAATCAGGTTCAGCTTCAATCAATTCTTCAAAGCTACCTGCGGATAGTCCAGACCAATAATGCAGTGGGAAGTAGTCATCGAAGACAATATTATCCATAGGGATTTCGGTTAGAGTGTCTCTTCTTCCATATATTAACTCATCAGTGCTTATTTCAAATAAATCTGCAAGTGCCTGGGTATAACCCATATTAGGCTCTGTTCTGCCAGTTTCCCATGATGAGATTGTTGCGCCTCCAACACCAATATGATTTCCTAATTGCTCTTGCTTTAATTTTCTACTTTCACGTAGTTTTTTAATATTTTCTCCAATTGTAATTTTCATATTAGACTCCATTCAACGTTTTTACAATTCAATTTTATATATATTGCTGAAAAAAATCAACAAAATGCAGAAATAGTATTGCATTCAACAAAACGTTGAATTATAATCTAGTCACAAGGAAAGGAGAGCTGATAGAAAATGAGCAAGATAACTGTTAAGGCAGCTCGAGTAAATGCTGGATTAACCCAAGAAGAACTTGCAAATAAAATGGGTGTCCATCGTTCGACTATATCATCTTGGGAAACCAATCCATCAACAATGCAAATTAAAGATGCAGAACTGCTATGCAAAATTTTAAATATTCCAATAAGCAATATTTTTTTTGGATATGATTCAACAAATTGTTGAATAATTATTGACAATCATAGAAAGGAGAAAAGGATATGCTACATCATTACATCACTAAATATATCGATGAAAATGGCAATTGCATTGTAGAAGCTTGGATACAGTTCAACTTCTTTAAATGGTGCTTCTGTTTTTCGAGAAGGAAAAAAGTAATTAAAAACAATTCAACTATCACATTACAAGTAGCAAATATGGATGATGAATTAATTACAAGTATAGATACAGATGGGAAGGATTCTGTTGGTATCACACAAGATGGTTACAAAGTATTTGTGAATGGAAAATTACTTGGAATAGAAAACTCATCCATCAATGAATGAGTTTCTATAGAAAATTACTTTTCTAAATTGTTATTAGTTGACTTGTCTGGATTTGAACGGATGTACTTGTTCCCATTTGACGAAATAGAACCGTTGTATCCGTTAATCTTGCCTTGCTTTGCTTGGTTATAGGCTTGGTTATTGGTCATTATATGACCGTTTACAGATACTTTTGTATTCAATCCAGTTGAAGATTGACTAACAACTTTTACATTAGCTCTAGCGATATTATTCACCTCCTTTCAATTCAATTATAGGAGGACGGAAAGGAAAACATGAACGAATTATTAAAAATTAACACAACAGATTCAGAACGTATCACAGTTTCAGCAAGAGATTTATATGAATTCTTAGAAGCGACAGAAAGATTTAACAGTTGGTTCGACAGAATGAAACAGTATGGTCTTACAGAGGGTGAAGACTTCAACCCGTTAAAAAGTTTACGGGTTCAAACAGAGGGCAATAGAGAAGTTCAGCGCGAAGTTGACGACTACCAGCTAACCATTGACACAGCGAAACAAATAGCGATGCTTCAGCGTAACGAAAAAGGCACTCAGGCTAGAAAGTACTTCATTCAAGTTGAGAACGCATGGAATAGCCCTGAGCGAGTAATGGCTAGAGCGTTAGAGATTGCACATAAAACAATCGCTACATTAGAGCTGAAAAACAATGAAATGAAGCCTAAAGCACTATTCGCTGATGCGGTAGCAAGTTCTAAAACATCAATCTTAATTGGTCAGTTAGCCAAGATACTTACACAGAACGGTTATCAAATCGGACAGAATAGATTGTTTGAAAAGTTGAGAAATGAAGGCTTTCTAAGTAGCAGAAAAGGAGCTGATTGGAATATGCCACAGCAGAGATTTGTTGAACAAGGATTATTTGAAATAAAAGAAAGCACCCACATTGATGGAAATGGTGTAAACGTAACGACCAAGACAGTCAAAGTTACTGGCAAAGGCCAGCAGTACTTCATCAACAAATTTCTAGGAAGTTAGAAAGGAGGAAGTATGAAAAAAGAAAATGAATTTAACACTTTGATATATGTTGAATTACCTAATTTGGTTAATCGTATTATGAAAAACTTTTGTATGGAAGATATAAAAACTAATGAGCTGATAGCGAATGAAATAAAAAAAGTTGTAAATGCAGAGATAGAGTCAGCAATCACAACTTTTAAGAAGTTATGCTCCTAATGATCTTGAGATAAGACTAGCTACGACATCAATACCTATTTTGTAAATTGTGTCTAATGTAGCGCTGCCGATTTTCTTGGAAGTCTCTATAGTTTTATTCCAGACGGTATCAGAACGCATTGTTTCGGCAAATTGATGTCCTTTAGGTGATAAATCATAAATCATAAAGCCAAGGCCCATAAAATAGTCTACTTTTCTAAAATAGAAATCATCATCTAAATATCTGACATGATAATAAATTTCTTCTTCAGTAAAATTTGGCAAATAAGAAGCAATATCTGCTGAAGTGATTAGCTTGTCAGTAGAAACAGTATCTTCTACATAAATCATCAGTTTACGAACTAGATCAGGGTTAATACGCATTATTATCACCTCCTTTCATATCAATTATAGGAGGTCAGAAAGGAGTCGCAATGAAAACAACAGCAACGCCACAAGAAGTTCTTGCTAAGACGTATCTGAATATTTCGGATATTCAAACATTACTGGGTATGACACGAGAACCGGCAAGAGCCTTATTCAAGCAAGTTAAGAACATCGAAACCGAGAAACTTGGAAAGTTTGATGTTTGGCCAAACATGATTCAAAAGGACAACTTATTGAAAGCTCTGCATATCTCTCGTGATGCACTGCTGAGAGATTTAGAACTACGAGAGACGAACAAAAAAAGCGCAGTCTTAACAGGGACCAGCGCTTAAGTGACATCGGAAATATGTCACTACCATTTTATCACAGAAAGGGTAGAACATGAAAACAATTAAATTAGAAGATTTATTTTTTAAAATGATAATTTGTGGATTTTATCTAGCACTATTTACAAAAGTGTTTATGTTCATCGTAGGTATCGACTAATGAACACATTAATAATAGATAAACTTCGTCGCTTAAAAGGCGAGCCAGCAAAGCCGATTAGTACAGAAGGAATAACAGTTCTGGATGATGATCAAGCTGAAATCGCACTAAATTTCGAAATTGCAAAACTGGATGCATTTCAACGAAAAGTTAAAGAAATGAGTGATAGCGATGATTAAGCTTTGTTTTGATTGCAAGACATGTACACGCTGGCATGAGGAAACACAATGCTGTCCACCGATTAAGGCGGGATATAGAGTCTTTGAAGTCAAAGATGATTGCTTAAAGTGCAAATTCTATCAAAATCAATCAGAACTAGAACTAGGAGGAAAATATGAAGAAGGCAACATTAGAGTCAACTGCAAGGGATGCCATTTGTGAACGTACTGCATCTCAGATATACAAAATACTACAGAAAAGGGAGCTTACATATCGAGAAGTATTACGTTCGCTTGCAGGAGCGAGAACACTGGCTGCAACCAATGCAAAACTAAATAAATAGAAAGGCGATAACTGGTCTAACGCTTACGCATTGGTTGCAACTAGACCGCTTAAAGAAAGGATATGCCACAGAAAATGCTTATTAGCAAGTGTGGCAAATGGCATATATGAAACAGGGATATATTAAACTTGATCGCCGAATATTAGAGTGGCGATATCACGACTATCCTAATATGTTCGGCTTCTGGATACTGCTCTTACTTAAGGCAAATTGGAAGCCTGCATATTTTAAAGGAATACTTGTTCCACGTGGTTCATTAATCACATCTGCAAGAAATTTAGCAAAAGAATCCTATTTATCAGTTAACACTGTTCGGCGACTCTTAAAGCTACTTGAAGAGGAACACCAAATAACACGCACAGTGACACAGTCATGGACTCAAATAAACATAGTAAATTACAGCAAATTTCAAGATTTTGAAGAAGTAGATGACACACTATATGATACACAGTTTGACACACCTACTGACACACTAACTGATACACTGACTGACACACTGGCTGCACACAATAGAATAAATAAAGAATATAAAGAATATAAGAAATATATAAATACTTGTCCGGAGCAAACTTTGTTCGCATCCGAACAAGTAGCAGGATTACCACCTTTAATTCTGAAAGACGGTTCTCGGTTTCACATTTCAGAGAATCATCTAAACGAATTCGTGGATGCTTATCCAGGCGTGGACGTACGCGATCAAATTTTAAAAATGAGCCAATGGCTTAAAACCAATCCAACGAAGCGTAAGACGAAGAATGGAATCATGCGCTTTATTAATTCGTGGATTGCACGTTCTGAACGAGAGACGATTAATGCTTCACAATCATCAACAAAAATATCAATGCCGGAATATATCCGACAACAGGAAGCAGGGACTCTGCCAGAAGGCACTCCAGCTTCAAAGGAACTTATTGAAAGAATGCAGAAGCTGCAGAAGGAAGGGTTAGAACATGTCGGAAATTAAACAACAAGCATTGGAAAAAATGAATGCAGAAATGAGTCAGAAACATTCACGTTCAATAGATTCTATTCACAATTGGCTTTGTGATCAGGAAGACGATGAGTTATTCGAGAAGATATGTCAGGAAGGTAAAACAATTGCTGATGCATATCAATATTGCCGCAATAAATCATCTGAATATCGTGATGGAGATTGTGCAATGGTTTCAAATGAAATTGTGTTCGGATGGGTTGTTGATTATTTCAAATCATCATTACAGGAGGTAAAAGAAACGTATTTATACAGTTCTAAAGGTATTGATGATAAGAAACACGCAGAAAAGAAAGAAACGCCTAAAAACAACGTTAAAATGAGCCAGAAGGAAAAGGAGAAGGCTGACTTCGAAAGAATAAGCTTGTTTGAACTATGAGAAGCGCAGATTACTGTGTAAAGAAACGCTTAAAAGTTCCAAAATCATTCTTTGAGTGGGGAAATAGGCAATTTCCAACAATTATTTTTTCAAATAAGAACGAAACAATTACATCAAATAGAGATGGTTGCAAGATTATCAATAAGAAGCTGACTAAGAAAACAAAATTGACATTCTGGGAATGCTACAAGTGCTTTGCTATTGTTCTATGCACATCTAAGAGAATTGAAATTCAGTCATATGTTTTTGAATCTAGATACATTGAAGGAATCCAGCACTTATCATGTTATTTGATTAATTATGAACTGTTTGAAAATGATAAAAACATCCAATGCGGTCAGAACTATTTCTATCCTGATAGATTTCAATTTGGATTAAGACGACAGAGTTCTATGTCTGGACCATATACGAATGTTATGTTCTATGATAATGGTTTTGAAAAAACTATTAAGGATAAGTCAGAACTCAAGTACATAAATTGGGATTCTCCGATTGATGTATGGAACATTAGAAGATTCTATCAATACAGGAAAGAGATAGAGTTTCTTCAAAAAATAAATGCAAAACAATTAGCAAAAGAAGTTATGTATGGTTCTGGCCAGTGTGATATGAGAATAATCAACGAAACATGGTTGAGAGGTCATAAACATAAGATTAAAAATTCAGATATATGTTTCAAAAAAATAATCTTGGAAGAGAAGATTAGAGAGAGAAACGGAAAGATTGTTCCTGGTATAGAACAGTATCTAACACATGTTAACTTTGATAAGATTCCAAAATGTGTAGGTATTATTCCTGTCTATTATCCACATCTCCGAGCCCACGAGACAAGAGGCAATCTAGTATGCCGTCTTATGCTTAAAAAAAAAAACAATAAAAAAAAACAACAAACTATACATACAAATATTTAACAATAAAATTTAAAATATGGAATACCGTTACAATTACAACTTCCTTCTTCAATGGATGGAAGTTAATCAAAAGACTAAGAAAGATGTTCTAAGAGCATTAGGCACAAAAGACTACGGAAGTGTAAAAAAATGGATGGAGGGAAGTATTCCTATGCACGTTGAAGCAATTTTACGTTTATGTAATACATTTAGCATTCCGATAGGAGCTTTTTTTTATGACGAAGAAAAAATTAAAGAGATGCCTAACGCTGAGCTTATATTATCAAATCTCCAGCCAAACAAAACAGGAGTAGAAGGAGAAAAGTATAAAAGCAAGGGGAATATATCAAGTGAAACTATTATAGAAAAAAGAACAAGTATAATACCTCCTTTTGTTGATACAGTTTGCATTAATAACACAAATGAAAATGCTACGAACACAGAACTTATCAAAAAGAATCCTGAAATTCTGGAGTCTCAAAAAGAAAACGAGAAAGACCAACAAGCGTCTCAAGAATGCGAAAATAAAATCACAAAAATCCAACTTCTATACGAACGCCAATTGAAGGAAAACGAGAGAAAGCATAAGGAGGAAGAAAATAGAATTAGACAAGAATGCCAGATAAGGTTTGATGCTGAGAAGAAACGCTTAATGGACATTATAGAGCGACTAACAGAAAAAATATCTCTTATTTAAGCTTTATAAGACTACAAATAGCACATTTATAACACAAGTAACGACTTATAAATAAAAAACCTCCGTTATCCATCACGGACTACGGAGGCGATTCACATAAACAAAATAAATATTATGTAGTAAACAAGAGTCCTTTTTATTCGTATCGACCATTCTTTGAGTAACGCGACATAAACTGACGACCGTCAGCAGCGGCATCAGTCAGACCACCACGTCCAAATTTATTCACATGAGCCTTAATACCGTTCTTCTGAAGTTCAGAAAGAACAGAGGATAACTGTGCTATTGTCGCACCTAACTCCATTATTTGTGCTTGCTGACCAGCTGAATCAGCAACAGAGAACTGTGCAACATTGCCACTATCATAAGCCCTATAACTCATACCGCTTCGATTCTTGTCAAAACGAACAATCTCTGAAATCAAGTCAGGACGAGCCATCATCAATGCTGCTGTAGTCTCACGTCCGATAACCATTTCTGGGCCACGTTCAGCAACCAATGCTGGCTGCCCATTAATAAGCGTGGTAATAGGGTCTTTAATTAATCCCGTCGATAGCTCACCTGCTTCTGTAGCTGCATACACATGTCCGTCATCACCCACTACAGGATAAGTTTTACCATCATTAAAACCTCGGAAGGCTTGAACGTTACCCGCATCATAAGTCAACATGCCGCTAACAAGTTTAGTATTCGTAGAAGTATCAGAAGATTTGTCACCACCACCAAACAGTGAAGACACCTTACCCATAGCAGCCGAAAGCAAACCATTCAGCAATGCTGTAATAACCGCAACGAGAGGGATACCCCACGGACCAAGCTTACCAATAATATCAGCCGCACCAGCAGCAATACCCATTGAAGTTTTAGCCTGCGTCTCAGAAGATTTAGTTTGAACACTCTCTGATGCCTGCGTTTTCTGAGTTTGGATAGCCGTCTGCGCAGTTTTATCCAGAGACTGTTGTATCGTCTGCCCAGAAACCTCTGTTAAGGTTTGCTTTGCTGTCTCAGCCTCCTTACTTACCTCAAGTGTTTCTTTTCCACTCTGTTCCTCAAGTTTCTTTTCTTGTTTCTTCTGCTTTTTCTTTGTACGGAAAATAGAAGAAAAACCACTCGTAATAGACTTTAGTAAAGACTTTTCTCCCTTCTGTTTTGCCTTACGTTCTTTCTTTACGCCGTCAGTTTCAATAGAGATCTCTTTTTTCTTATTCTTTTTCTTTAAGCCAAAGATTTGCTGTGCAAACTCTTTGAAAGACATCTTACGAATCTTCTGACCGCCCTTATCTATTGCAGAGATTTTACCCTGCTTAGACATTTCAATAGCTTCCTGTTCCTTCGCAGAAGCAGCCATCTGTGTACTAACAAGACGATCATTTATCAACTGGAACATACGACGCTTGATAGTTTCTTGCATCATGTTTACAGTCAATTTTAAGAAACTATTTATCATACCGCCAACTGCCTGTTTAACGGTCTTTTCAGAAGATACCAAAGCCTCGCCCAACTCGGTACCAAAAGACTCGATAGGCGCAAACAAGCCATAAAGCTCGTCCATACGGTTCTTCATCTGTAGCACCAACGATTTAGTATATTCTATACTTGCTTCTTGTGCTCGTTTCTCAGCCGAAGCAAGTACCGCTTCATCAGCATGAGCTGCTTTTAGGTATTCGTAATAAGCCTGTGCGGCTTGCATCTTCACTTTATAGAGTTCAACCTCTGGGTCAGCACCAAACGACTGTAATACTTCCCAATTACCATATACACCATGATTTTCGGTAGTATTATCACCTTCATCTCGTCTCCGTTCAGCATCAGAGGTAAACTGCCAGATACCCTCCTTCTGCTGATTCAGTCGAACCTCTTCTGCGTCAAAGGAAACCTTTTCGTCTGTATGATTCCAACGGAAAGTTAAAAGTTTCTCTTGCCTGTCAGCAGCCTTTTTCAAAGCTTCAGTATAATCATCATTATACTTTATCAACGTATCATAGAAAAGACGAATACCATCAGAAGCCTTACCACCGACTTTTGCCCCTTCAGAGAGCGTATCAAAGAGAACACCAAGATCAACAGCAGCAGATGAGCGTTCATCTTCAGAACCAAACAACATATCAAGCAATGACTGTCGTCCCTCCATGCTATCAATATTCAACATTTGTAATGCGTCAAAATTCGCTCGTGAGTTCTCGAAGATTGATTGAATAGAAGCATTACGAGTACGGATTACGTCTTGTGCATTCGCTCCACCGCTCAAGACCGCCTGACTACGCAAAGCATCAAAGGGAGAGAAGCCTAACTGCTCAAAGGTGTTTAAGTAATCATTATCAACCTTACCAGTATAATCGTCCTCCAAGATTTTCTGTCGACGTGCCTGTTCAACCTTATTAGCAGACTTAGCATTAGCCTGCTCATTCTTTGAAGCATTGTGCCATACTTGATCTAACAAGGACGTTCCAGGACGTTTCAAATCTTTCGATAGTTGTGTTATACGTCCACGAAGTGCACCAATATTCACCTCGCCAATACGTTCAAGCAAAACTTTACTCTCGTTATATCCGTCTTTATCATCTTGCTCAATCAGATCAGAATCCATTGTCTTCTTAAAAGCATTCCAATCATTCTTGACATCAGCAATACTCTTTCGTGCATTCGACAAAGCGATATTCATACGTGCCGTGATACCAGCCTCTAATTGGTCGCGCAAAGTTTCCTCCATATCTGTAGCCGAGGCAACCTTATATAAAGCTGTTATTTGTCGGTCGTAATAATTCTTCACATTATCAATAATAGCCTTAACATCTTCTTCAGCATCCTTCAGCTCGTAACGTTTTGCCTGACGAGCTTCACGCTCTGCCTTTTTTCTCTGCGCTTCAAGAGCCTTAGCAGCTGCTTTTGCCGCTGCCTCCGCTTCCTTGTCAGTGGCAAGTAAATTCAACCCACCATTGTTGTCTGGAGTATCATCTTCCGCAACAACTGTAGAAGTATTGATACCATCACGTAGAGTTTTTTCTGACCGTACGACATCATTTAAACGATGCTGATTATTCCACTTTTGAGCAATATATTTTATCGCTTTTAAAAACTGTACGCCCCGTTTTTTGTAGACCTGTTCAGCATAAGTTTCACCAGATATTTCTGCAAAAATAGGAGTATTAGCAGTCCCATAACCACTGGTTGTTAACTTTGTTCCACCAGAACGAAGTTCATACAAATCATCTATAGCTTTAGGATTTAATCCAAAACGTTTACCTAACGAAACAGCTAAAGTATGAAGAGTCATACCTTTTTGTTTCATAGCATTTTCGACAATATGTCGCAAATCAGCTCCACTGGTCTTTAGATTGTTTTTTTTAGAAAACGAATCATAACTAAGCAAATGATTGATTTCATATTGTGCATAAGGTTCATAATGAGTTTTTCTATACTTATCAATACCTTCTTGTACAGCTTTCTCCTTTAGTTGGTCGACAACTTTTTTATAAGCCTTAGCAAGATCTTCCGCCGTAGACTTCTCTGTAAGCATATAGCCCAAGTACGTACCATATTTAGAGTTAAACTCCTTTATAAGGTCAGCACGGGCTTTTGTTCCAACATTTGTCTTATCAAGTTTATCTTTTAAGGCATCCAAAGCAGACTTTTCTACCATAAAAGAAGACACCGTGTTTTTCACCTGTGTATCTAATTCGCTCACAGCAGAAGTAGCATCTTTTGTCTTACTTGTAAACTCGAAGATGTAATAAATAAGTGAGACTATAGCAGCTATCACAAGTCCAAAGACGTTAGAATATAAAGCTTTATTCAATCCTTCCTGCGCAACCTTTGCTTCTGTAGCCGCTACAGCTTCCTCTCTATCAGCAGCAGCACGGAAACGCTGGGCTATAGCAGATGCCATTATAGCATCCTTCATAGACATAAAACTCTCAACAATCGTTAAGACTGCAAAAGAGACACCTTTAAATAAAAAGAAAGTAACAAGAGCAGGGAGTAAAGTTAAAATAGTCTTTACAGTACCAGCAAGCATCGTTAAAAAGAAACTTATGTTATGAGTAACGATAGACGACTCTGTTAACGATTTAGAGAAATCATACCATGCTTGCGCCATGTCCTTAACAGCACTGACACCTTTAGGATTAACAAATGATTTCTCCCACATATTATTAGCTCTTTCAAGAATAGCTTGCGCACTCTCCTGCTGCATTTCATATTCTTGAGTTGCCGCTGTTCCTTCTCGGAATGCCACCTTAGCTGTTTCGAGATGCTCTTTCAGCATATCTACATTTTTCGCCATAGTAACCATCACGTTACCAAGACGAGAACCATTACCACCAATTTTATCAAAGGTATCTTGCAAGGCATTCATGTTACCCTTAGCCCTCATCTTCTCAAGAATAAGAACCACAGCATCCATAGTCCTTCCCGCCGTAAAGAGTTTATTGATAGTACCAGGTTCAATGTTCAAAACTTTTTCAATCAAGTTATGATTTTTCTGTAATGCGACAAAGAAACGAGTAAAGGCTGTAGAAGAAACCTCCATCGGTAGCTGCATAGAATCAGCAGCAGAACCTAAGGCAAGAACCTGATCTGTCGTAATACCTGCTACTCGAGCCGTACCAACCAAACGACGTGCGAACTCAACGATATTATTAGAAGATGATGTGGTTGTTGATGACAATTTGAAAAGGGCAGAACCAATCTTTAACATTGACTTCTCCACACCGAACTTAGGAATAAGTCCCATCGTCTCCGTCATCTTAGCAAGAGCAGTCAAAGATTCTGGTCCCATATCTTCAGCCAAAGCAACCTTCACCTGATTGGCAGCCTTCACAAAACTTTCCAAGCCTTCTACACCATACTTTCCCATACCAAGTTTACTACCCACATAAGCATCCTGTGCCAAAGACTGAATCGTAGAGCGCGTATCAAGTTTAGAAAGATTTACGGCTAACTTATTTACCTCCGCTGTAGTCAAGCCACTAACCTTACGAATATCATTCAACTGGTCAGAGAACTTTAAGTTATCACTAATAACACCTTGTAACTTTGAGCGAATTAAATTGAACGCTCCAAAAACACCAATATAAGCCGTTATGTTTTTAACAGCATTCTTCCATAGACTATTATGCGTTCGTACAGAACCGTTATTCTTGTCTATCTGATTCTTTATGGCAGCAATATTTTTCTGCATCTGTTTGAGTTTCGGATTATTGCCAGCCATCTCATTCAATTCACGCTTAGCGGCACCGAGAGCTCGTTTTAAATCACGCGTAGAAGTGCCAGCAAGGTTCTTCATAACCTCGTCAACACGTTTTGTTGCAGAAATATTATGCGCAATAGCATTATTATAGGCATTAAATTCCTTTTCAGCCATTTTAAAAGCTTTAGAATTTTGTTGTCCAGTCTGTGCTAACTGCTGCATTTGATTGTAACACTGCTTAGCCTTGTTTTTTAGCTCGTCCATCACCTTTTTTGCGGTGGTAGCATTCGCTGTAATTACTACTTGTGCTTGTTTCGTACTTGCCATATCTACACGTTAACTATGATTTCAGAACAAAAGTAAACATCTTTAGAAAAGATGGTGGGACAAAAGGATGTCCCACGACAAAGAAAAACATTGAGTATTTTTGCGTTATAACATTAAAACAACATTATGCCACAGCCAATTTCAAATTCGATATTCCCGCTCAATAAAGTAATAAGAGACTTTATGGAGCAAACAAACATGCAAATTAAAGCCAACCTTGTCACCCAGAAGGTTTGGCCTACAGAAATCTATCCTGGCTACAAAATTAAGAATGAAGCTAATAAAAGGGACGGGCTACCCCACTCTACTGGTGACGGTTCAAGGTCGTTTCAGTCAAGATTAGTAAGAGCAGACCAAGCAGGAAATGTTACACTGGTATTCAATTACAACGACTATATGCGATATGTAGATATTGGTGTCGGCGGAAAGCGAAAGGCTGAGAATGTAGAGAGGAGCAAGAATGCACGATTTCGCAACAGATATATCGCTATATGGGACCCAACAGGCGGACAAACGCACCGTCCAGCAATCATGATGGAATATCGCCACCTACAAGAGCGAATCAGAAACTATCTCGTAGACTTCTATGGAAATGAAGGACAGGTATCAATACTTGACACCTTCACAGACGCAACCATTAACCTATGGTAAAAAGAAAACGAAATCGCAACCATCTTCACAGACAGTTGCGATTAAATTCTAAGTATATTCACACTTAATATAGAAAGAACTGAAAATTCGCCTTATCACTTACCTTTTAATCTATCAAATTCCTTTTTCTCAGCTATCAGACGTTCACGTTCAGCTTTTTCTTCCTTACAGTACTCATCGAAATCGGCTGCTTCACGAGCTATCGTCTGTTTCTTTGTATTCAACATGAACGTAAAAGCCGAACTTTCTATCAGCTGCATATCTTTATTAGCATCACAAGGAACGTCAACACCGATATACCAGTTTCGTTTCCATTCAAAGAAAATGGGCGTGGTACCACACTCTGCTGCCACAATAGTATTACCGCCTGTCAGGATGTCAAGCAGCGAAGAAATACTCATAATAGGCAGAGCCATACGCTGACGCTCAGCTGTAACCGCACGAGAAGCGACCTTTACGGATGGGCGAACCGCACGAAGATGCACCCGACCACCCTTTCGTAGTTGATGAGATTGAACTAAATCAGGCGCAGGCATATCTGAGATGCGAAGATAAGAAATAAAATTACGGTCCTTCATTCGTCTTGTTATTTCTTCTTTAAGCCCATCCTCCGTCATCTTATCAGCGTCAGCTATATTAGCCGTTTTAGCCCAAGTAGCCAAAGAATATCTATCACGGACATCTGCCCAAGACAACAATTTAGAACGGTCATACAAACAATCAGGCTCATCTTTTGGCAACTCATTCTTTTTGACAACAACCACACCAGAGTCCAATTTTACATTAGGCTCATAGCATAGCTCGTCATCAATCTTAGTTGCGACACGGAACACCGCAGGATTAGGTTCCTTCTCAAAGATAAGAAAAGCTACACCACCAGCAAACGCATCGTTAGAAGAATGGTAAGCCACAGCCCCCATTCGCTTTGCATAAGCATCTGCTCGACGAAGAGCAAGGATAGCCTGCGAATTAAACTTGCGAAGTCGCTTTCCAGTTTCAGAAAGCGCAGGTAGTTTGTAGTAATATTTCATTATCTTAATATTTTGTCGACAAAGTTAAATAAAAACATTAAATTCACAAAACATATTGATTAAAAATTATACCTTTGCTTTAATTAATTAAACAAAACATTCAACAATATGAAAAAAGACAATAACGAAGAAGAGAAAAGTAGCGGTGTTTCACTTGAAGATTACGTTATCCAAGACAAAATTAATGCTTTCATTCAACACTACAAACCAGCTAAAGACGAAAGCACTTGCGACGAAGTCTATACAGATGCTAAATTACGTCAGTTCTTCAAAGCATGGCCTTGTACTTTAGGCGACCCGCTGTCGATTTACACAAACATACTAAGGGAGAGCGGATTTATCATGAAAGTAAGCCTATCAGGAGAACCAGCATATTTCGTTTGTCTAAAAGAAAATTAAGGACATCCTGTAAAAGTTCTATTTTGAGGTAAAATTACCTCAAAACGTAAAGTATATACTTTATGATGCTAAGGTATATACTTTATGGTGCTAAAGTATATACTTTACGTTCGCAAAGTATATACCTTAGTTTTTTGAGGGTTATAAGTTTCAAAGAAAGTATTGAAAATCCTTTATTTTTTTTCTAACACAGAAGTAATCAGACAGACACCACTATCTTTTCTACCAATAGCCTTCTTTATAATAGAAATCAGGCGTTTATATTCACTCTGGTTTTTCTTGTCATTACAAAGTGAAAGGTAAGTATCACGTTCTTCTTTCGTTGCAAACTCGACATTGATATTTCCAAGATAAGAGCCTATATGCTTTGCGCTATGAAGCAATGAAGCAAAAATCCCATCGCCGTATGCCGTTAAAACGTCTTGCCATTCTGTAGACAACGCACCAGGAACAAAAGCAGGCTGCTCGTCCTTTACAACAGAAGGAACGATTGCAGGACCAAACAAAACAGTCTGACGCTGTTCTTTTCTCGTTTGATAGTCTCGCTTCCACTTACGCAAAACACCCATTACATAAGCCGCTACATCGTCAGGCTGCTTACGCTCGACGATACGTCGCATATCCTTATAAGCAAATTCAAGGAAGGATTGCAGCTGATTATCATCCATATCTGACATAAGCATACGCAAAGCATAAGCAGAGAGTTCTGGACACCATGCCACATAACTATCAATAAACTTAATCTCAGACGAAGCTCTGTGATTGTTCGCATCACGCAAGAGCGCAAGCTGACCCTTCTTGATAACAAACTCAACTTCATCTGGTGCGCCACGCTTCTTACCTGGCGGATAGACTGGTGAGTACTCAAAAGAGAAATCAATCTCACCACGTTCCATCAGTTTATCCATTTCTTTCTTTACAGGATCAAGAACCATGATACGGACGTTACTCCAATTGTTATAAGGGTTCTTTCCTTCATTCGTTTGTCTGAAATACTCATCAGTAAGCCCAAGGAACTCAAGAAGGTCAGTATAAGGGACTTTCTTATGACCAATGTCACGATAACGACTTAGATAGATATAAAGGCGAGGGGTACGCTTTTTATTACATATCCGTGCAATATGCGAAAGGTGCATCACATAACCATACTGCATAGTGAATATCTCACGGATATTCTCTGTAAGCATAACGATACGTAACAAACCCGTGCGGCGTATTTCATTCTCGCTCTTAGGCAATTCTATACGAGGAAATAAAGAAGCAACTACATACTTACTAATACGTCCACGACCATCGAATACAGGATATTTCATAGTAATGGAACTAAGAACCTTCGCAGCGTCTTCCAAATCATCATAATGATCACGACCAACACCCAAATCAACAGCCGAAAGTGTAAAGTCAAGTGTGTCTCTTTGCATCAAAGAAGAATAATCGAAGATGTCTGGGAAAGTTCTATTCTTTTCCTTCTCAGCAACACTATCAATAATACGTTGCTGTAGTTTCTCAACGATACCCAACAAGATACGCTGCTGCATCAACGTAAAATCTCCACTAATCTGAGAATAAACAAGAGGGTTGTAAAGCCACTTAGATTCCCTAAGGTCAGCAAAGATTACGTTAGAACTTTCCAATAAAGAAAGTCGCTTATCTTTATTAATACGTTTATATCCCATATTATGTATCTTTGGAATACTTATTTAATAGCCTTGTTTTAGAAAACAGTTGCCTTGTTTTAGGAAATAGTTGCGTTGTTTTAGAAAACAGTTGCCTTGTTTTAGAAAAAACATACGCCAAAGTCTTTTATACAAAGGGTTTCTATGTGCGTTTATACTTAATATACTCAATATTCATATTATCAGCTTAGTAGAATACAGAATAAAATGAATAATCATATATACCTTTCATTTTTCTAAAACAAGGCAACTATTTTCTAAATCATAGCAATTGTTTTCTAAAACAACGCAACTATTTTACTTTATTACGTTCAACGAACTCAACAACAGCTCGGAGAGCGAGAGACTTCAATGTCTCTCCAGGAAGATAGTCCTTTACATCACGCAAACGACGATAAATGTCAACTGGCATGTCAATAACAATACCCTTTGTTTGCTGACGACCTGTAAGGCGTTGTGCATAGTTACCAATTGGAGCCATAGGCTGTACCACTGTAGGCGTAGCAACATTAGCAACATTCCCCTCAGTAGATAAGACTTCTTTTTCCATATAATTCTCTGTCTGCGTAATCATAGGTGTCTCTCCAACCTTCAAACGCTTACCGTAATCTTTTCCCATAACTTTATGCTTTATATGTTTTCTTTAATTCTTTCACAAACGCCTCGTAGTCAATACCTGCGGTACAATAAGGCGCATACTCAAAGATGTTGCGTAACTGAAGTTGTGCCTCTGCTACCTTAACACAACGACGGATGCGAGTCTCAAAAACAATCTCATCATAAGTATCATGAAGATACTTCACCATGTCCTTTGTCATGTTGGTGCGCTCGTCAGCCATAGCAAGTAAGAGACCTCTCACTTCAAGATCAGGGTTCAACATCTTGCGAACATCCTTACAAGCTTTAAGGATTTTACCTATACCACTCACTGAAAGACCCTCTAACTGTACAGGGATAATAACGCCAGTAGAAGCACCAAGAGCATTATAAGTGAGCTCTGACAGCGACGGAGCACAATCTATCAGGACATAGTCGAACGCCTCACTAATCCAGCGTGTGCCGTCCTTAAAGTCACCAGACATATCTGTAAACTCATTACCGAAAAGCTGGCACAGAACCAACTTTGATTGCATCTGACGATGTAAATCAGGGTCTATACTATTCAACAGAGAAGAAGCAGGCACGTAATACCAGCGGTCACTCTTCTTGTAGATAGGCAAAGAGTTATTACTGCCATCACGTAAGGCATCTGCCACGGTAAGAGCAGGAGAATAGCCAGTCTTTACCTTCTCCCATCCCATTAGGAATGACATATTACCTTGTGGGTCAAGGTCAATACACAAGACTTTAGCCTTCTTATTCAGACGCAGAATACCTGCGGCTACACTCTGGACGGTAGTAGTCTTCCCTACTCCACCCTTGTTGTTGACAAACGCCAACACTTCTTTAAGTTTACCCATATTTTATTTTCAATTCGTTCTATAAGAAGCACTGTGAATATATCACTTGCAAAAATACTACATTTTGTCAATACTACCAAACTATTTTACTTAAAAGTTTTATTTATAGTAAAAAATATAATTTAATAGAATGCTTTATTTTTATAAAAATACTTTCGTACTAAAATATCTACGTGCTAAAATACTTAATTAAAAGTTTATATAATAATTATGTTTCCATTTTTCGTTTATATTTATCGCGTGACTTCGCTCTTTCGATGTAAAGCGTTGTGTACGAATAGGTTTAATAGCGTATTGCGTGCGTGTCCCGATAGGTGTAACAGCACCTCCACCCCACCGAAAAGAGTAGAAAACCCTTTTTTCATGCCCTCTCTTACCAATGTTATCAACACATATACAACGCTTACCACCCCACCATCCATTAGGCAAAGTGTAACGACGTAAGAGTAAAGCTTCGCTCTTTGTTGGTAATCGATAAGACCATATACGCTTGCATACGGTTTGATATAACCCGCTTATATCATCGTGTTGAAATGGAAAGAGTTCCAAACTGGCAACATAAAAAGAGGCTGTATCATTCTTAAATAAGAAAATTTCACGCTGTGTATTTAAGCTATCTGTTCCCTTTTTGTCGCCACTATGGCTCGGATGATGTTTAGTAGAAGTTTCTAAGTCGGTATAAGGCTTTTCGCATCCAAAGAGAAGGAACGTGGCTACAGCTGTCGAGCAAAACACTCGACAGCAAGCCTTAAAGTATAAATAATCAGAAATTCTGTGCATAAACTTCGTTCCATTGTGTGTTAAGAGAAAAAGACATCTGTTTACTTTTCCCAAATAGTTCGCCAGAGAGGACTGTTGTACGGTTCATTTTCATCTGTACAGAAGGTACAACAATTTGTGAAAGCACCTTCCCGTCTTCATCTTTAGCCGCCAATGTTACATTCGTATTCCACGATTCTGCTGAAGGTGATAACGAATATACCGCCAAGGAAGCATCCTTTGTGCCTACGAAATTCTTTATATTAATGCTATAATGTGTCGCATTATCATTAACAGCAAAGAGCGAAGGAACGCTAAATGACTTATACCATGTCGCAAGATCTAAGTCCAGGGTAACAGCTGACGGGGGTACAACGTCCGTAATCTTAACATTCAAACGTGTGGCAACACGTTCCAGTGTAATACGCTGTACAGTTTCCATTCCCGAAGCAACACTTACATTAACCTCTTTAGCAAAGGTATCACTTGCCTTCTCCCATGTGATAATATCAGACGATAGAGTAGGGTGATTTCCACGAGAAGCCACAATACGAATGACATGCTGACCATAGTCAAGCTTAACAGAAGGCTTTCCAAAGTCATTATCAGTAGCAACCTGATGTATCGTCTGTTTCAGTTCTCCTCCTACATAATCGAACAACCACAGGTCGGTCATACCGATACCATCTGCCGTCAAGGACGTTGTTTTAGAAGCACGAGTTACGACTTTCTCAGTCATATTCTCCGTTCGTTGCGTAAAACCATTACACAAGAAAGTAATCGTTTTCTGCTGTGTAACAGGCACTTCAATGCGCGAATCACTCTCACTACAGCAAGCAGATAGTAATACAACTACCAATACTGCAAAATAAATAACCTTTTTCATAAATGATTAGTTTAATAGATTTGTATAATAATATATTAATAACGAGTTAATTAATAAACTCGCTTTCTAATAAGCAATATAATATGTTTGTTATTTTTGTATAAAGAAAAGTACGAAAGTACGTATATACGAAAATATTTATATGTTTAATATGCTTGTTTTTTATGTAAGAAGATGAAAACTTAAGAATATCCCTCACAAAGAGTTAGGTAAGGATGGTAGAGACAGGAGCAGAGAGAGCTCAAATTCATTCTAATTCATTACAAATTGGAAAGGATTTACAATCAAGATGGAGGGCAAATGACATCTATCGGTGTAACAGGCATAGACAGTGCTGTATGAGGAAGTATCATTCAGAGAGTCTTTACTATCAATTAAGGACGGATTTAGCCTTGTTCTTTTATTATAATAGGGATTTATGCCCCGCATCTTTGCTTTACTGTCAAGGGTAGGGTAGGGGAAGAGTAGCAGTATAAAGCTGACACCTATCCCCATTCCTTTACTCCTTAAAGCCCATAGCGTTCATATTAGACCTGTGCTGACGTACCGCCTTAATCTCTGCAATGCGCTCTTTCGTAATACCTGTATCACGTGATGTTCTCACGTGTAAGAGTTCAGGACGACGCGAATAATCCACATAGGTCAAACCAATACCACGCTTAGGATAAAGCATAGGAGAAACGGATGGGTCATACTCCTCTTCCCATTCCTCAAGCGGCTGAAGGTCTTCAAGACGTGAAGCGCGATACTTACGATCTCTATGTATCCAGATGTTCTGTGCCCATTCAGCCATCAAATCCAACTGATGAAGAACGCTCGCCCAGTCAACTTCTTTACCTTTTAAGTCATCCATACATCCACGTAATTCAAGGTAAGCGTTTAAGCCTGGCACCTTTGCAACAGGACGTGGCTCATCATATTCCTCGTCATAAACTCGACCAAGAATGTCCTCGATATACTCCTTTACTGTTATACCCCGCTTTGCAGCTTCACGTCCATTCTCAATAGCCAAGGCACGAGCATCAAGATAAGTCCGTCGACCTTCTTCAGCGATTTGAGCCTGAGTAGTAGTACCGTCTTTCCGTACTCGTGTAATACCACGCTGCGTAGGAAATGATACATACCGTGCAACCACACGTGGGTATCTCGTTCCAATAATACTTAATCCTAAATCTGTACGTGTCATCTCACGCGTCACGATAAAGGGCGAATTTGCCTGCATATTGTCGTTAAACTTCGGGCAAGCATTAGGCATCCAAATAGGCAATGCTGTCAAATTTTTATTCTCTTTATTATTATTTTCCATACATTTTGCCCGTCATGCCGATAGCTCAGCTTTTTATGTTTATAAATAATCTACTTTAAGAACGTCCTTATTTACTATCGCAAATGAAGAACGGCTATAATCGCAATTAGTCTCAAGAAAATCCTGACACTCGTCAAACGCCCCCTCAAACACAGGCGTTTGTTTCCATCCACCTATAGTTTCCTGCACACAAAAAACATCCATGATCTGAACTTTTAATATTTTCTAAAGCACTTTCGGATGATAAGCCTGCAACCACTCTGGTATTTCACGCAACACACGTGCTTCCTCCAGTGCGTCCATAGGACTATCTCGTAAGTAAGTTATCTCTCGAGTTTCGTTAAACTCACCCTCTTTGAAACGAACAACAAAAGTTCCTTCTGGATCACCAACAACCCACCAGCCTTTGTTTCTACTACTCTGTAGAACGAAACGATTAAAGGCTGATAACGTGATATCCTCCTCTTTCACAAGGCGAGCAGCCGTAACAGTAGCCTTACCAATAAACTCAATAGTTTTTGGCAGCGACATAAACCGCTCTATAGCATCCTCCTTATCCTTACCAACCGAAGTAACGTGAATCTCGTTTCCATTCGATAAGGTAACATTAAATGTGTATCTTTTCATTTTCCATTCCCCGTAAAGCCAGATAGGTCAGCTATTTATTTTTTAAATATTTTCCAATTATTTTCTCACGCTATATTAGCGATGATTTAATTTCTATGTTATGATGCCACCCCGTACTATCTGCCATTGGAACGTCATACTCTTTTGTCTCAAGATAAATACTATCTTCTTGATTGCGCAAGAAAAAATATGTACCACTACCATCAGCCTTCAGAAGATGAAAGTCAGACGTACCAAGTTCTTTTTCAACGGCTAACTTTAAGGCTTCCTTAAAAGCCAAGTCACCAAACGCAGACACACGAGGAGTTTTACGACAGTCATGGAACCCTCCATAAATTGCACCACGTATCTTACCACCTGCCACTATAAGACGATAGACACCTGCACCTTGATAGGCTGACAGCCAATAACGACCATCTTCGTCCGTCTCGTCTTTCTTATCACACCAGACTATAACCTTAGCAGCACTCTCCATCAACTCAGGAGCAGCGTCCTTGATAGCCTTATTACCATCCTCCTCAGATATTTCCTCACGAACCAAAGAAAAATTAATTTTCAATGGTTTAAGATAATAAAGGAAATACCCTTTATACCCTTTTTTCAGTCCCGACTGCCAACGACCGTCTACCTTCCTCAAATAAATAATATCTTCTGGCCAAATAGACGAAGATGAAAAATAACGTCCGATTGCCACAACCTCTGCGTTCTCTGCTCTCTTTTCAAAGGCTGCAATATTCTTTGGAGTACCAGACATACGACAAACCTCTCTGCCATTGGTACCGATAAATGAAGTGTAGTCTCTCATATACTTTCCCCGTCAAGCCGTTAGGTCAGCTATTTATGATATTCTATAAACTTAATAAAACTTATTTTGCCACGTCCGACCAAAAAGCCGTTTTTGGATTTCTCAATTTCAGGCGGTTCAGCTGCCACCATTTTACAGCAGCTTTCATTATCTCAACCATTCCATCATAGATCTCATCCAGATTACTCTGTTTAAGTTCTCCGTTGCCCTCCCCTCCAGCATGTTTTAAGATGAAGGTTTTATCCTCCTCTGTATATCCACACATGGAACGAGCTTTAACGGCTGCCACATCTTCAGCAAATCGTTCTGGAGTAGTGTCCAGCACTTGAACATTCAAGCGTGGCCAAGTCTTACATTCTATTAGTTCAAATGATTTTCCGTCCACCTCGTGAACAGAATATCTAAAATCATATTCTTTAAGCATACATCAACATTCCATATTCATAAACCTTACGCCCAGCAGCAATATCCTGTGCGTCTTCCACACTTATGTTATTTTTCATTGCCCACGCAATCATACGTGAAGCATTGTCATTACAATCATAAGATTCACAACTCTGTGTATCATAAATTGCATTCATTCCACGCCAAACATGACCAATCTTATCCAACAAGTTATAATAAAGTTCGTCGACAGCTACATCATCGTTATAAAGTTCCAACCAATCATTAGGAATATAGCAATAAGAAGCCGTTAAATCAGTATTTTCAGTAATCTCATCAAAGACCATATCTTCAAACACTTGACAAGGCATCAGAACGTCCGTTTCTAACCCTACCAAAGTAAGATAGGCACCGAGTAGATAATCATCCGTATAACGTGTATCATTACCTTTTAAAGTTGACACGAGGCTCTCTATACTCTCAGGCATAAAAGACCAAAATCCAGAACGAGATACCCAATTTTCCTGTATATAATTACACAGATTCTTATTCTGTAGATTCTTTTCTAAGAAAGTGATAGCACATA